ATGTAGATCCTGGCTTAAAAAGGTATATCGTTTGTGGAGCAAAACAAATCCAAGACTTACTAGGCACAACTTCTGTGACTAGCGCAGACTTCAATACAGTTAAGGCTCTTGCCGCTGGACAAGTCGATAGCTTTCTTGGGTTCCAATTCATAATGTCTAACAGACTAGCTTTGGCGAATACGGATGACAGACTATGTTATGCGTTCACAGAGGATGCTGTTAAACTTGCAATTGGTTCAGATGTTAAGGCTAAAATCTCTGAAAGAGACGACAAATCTTATGCAACTCAAGTGTACTACTCAATGGCGCTTGGCGCAGTAAGAATGGAAGAGGAAAAAGTTTTCCAAATTCCATGCAATGAATAATAGATAGTTAATATCTATTCTAAGGGAGGCGGGGAGACTTGCCTCCCTTTTTTTTAACAACAACAACGGAGGATCTGATGCCAAAAGGCAAAGGAACATACGGGTCTAAAAAAGGCAGACCACCAAAAAAACCAAAAAATAAACCGAGGAAAAGATAATGGCTAAGAGAGGATTATACGCAAATATAAATGCTCGTAAAAGAGCTGGTACTTCTCGACCAAAATCTAAAAGTACAATTACAGCTAAAGCATATAAAAATATGAAAGCTGGATTTCCAAAAAAAAGAAAAGGATAACAAATGGCTAGTGTCGTTCAAATATGCAATTCCGCATTAAATCAGCTGGGAGCTGCGAGCATAACTGCGCTTACAGATAATTCAAAAAATGCAAGACTATGCAACGAAAGATATGTAGTAGTAAGAGATGCTGTGTTTAGATCTCATCCATGGAATAGTTTAATTAAACGACAACAGCTAGCTCAAACTACTAATACTCCAGCTTATGGTTTTAGTTTTGAATTTGCTTTACCAAGTGATTGCTTAAGAGTTTTAGGTTTAGATGCTTACAATTCAGATTATAAAGTTGAGGGTAGAAAAATTCTTTGTAATGAGAAAACAATAAAAATTAGTTATGTCGCTCAAGAGACAGATCCAAACGAAATGGATATTTTATTAAGAGAAACAATATCAGCTGGATTAGCTGCAGACATTGCTTACGCTATTACTGCTAATCTCCAGGTATCAAAATTAATGCAAGAAAAATATCAATTTAAACTTTCTGAGGCTAGACATACAGACGCTAGCGAGGGATATAATACAGATCCAGATAATGGATTAACAGATCAAATCTTAACCGAAGATTTTATAAACAGCAGATATTAAATTATGGGAAAACAATTATTAGCAATTCCCAGCTTTACCGCTGGGGAGATGTCCGATAGTATGCAAGGCAGAACTGATTTTGCCAAATACTTTTCAGCAGCATCACGAATAGAAAATTTTGTAGTATTACCCCATGGACCAATAACTAGAAGACCAGGAACTTATTTTGTATCAGAAGTTAAAACAAGCTCAGCTAAAACAAGATTAGTTGCTTTTACTTTTTCAACAACTCAAACTTATATTTTAGAATTTGGCAATCAATACATAAGATTTTATAAAGATGATGGTCAAATAACATCTGGTGGATCTGCTTATGAAATCTCCACACCTTATACTACCGCACAATTATTCGATTTAAAATTCGCACAATCTGCAGATGTGATGTATATCTGTAATGAAAATCACTCCGTTAGAAAATTATCTCGAACTGGTCATACATCCTGGACCCTTTCTGAAGTAGAATTTACTAATGGACCC